AGGATATTTCCTAACCGGACTAGGGAGATAAGTATTTCCACGTTACCCTTTTGGGGTGAGGTAGGAGACAACTTGGTCGGGAGCAAACGGAGATTTCCGTTTCTCTTTCAACTTTCATGGTCTCTTCAGAACGAAACTTTGACAAAAGTGGTATCTGGATTCCTTGAATCGGAAAAGTAGGTGATGACTAGTGAAACTAGTTTATTCCTTACTTTTCTTAAATGTTTTAACCTTCTCTCTTTTAAAAGAGAGGGAAGTCAATAAAAAATATAATTATTTTATATGACTGATTTTATAAAACATCCACCATCAGTACCTAAATCTGACAAGTCGACTAAACGTAAGTTTAGAAAGCTTGCAAGAATAATAGGTATTTCAAACAAGGGCATTACTGAAATGATAGGTAATGCTAGAGTCAATCCAATTCAACCGACGTCCTCTTCAAGGAATTCCAAGAAGAGAACAGTAGAAAAATCTGATATTAAAGCAGGCCTTAACTTAACGTTTGGAAAGATTGTTTCCAACACAAGTATCTTTGAAAAAGTACTTGAGACGCGACTAGAAAGCAAGATTTTGCAACTAGAAGCTAAAGGTATAGCCGTAGACTCACGTCTAAAGACTATAAGCATTGGTGATTGTTTAAGAGAGGTTATAACCTTTCATAACAATCTAGTAGAGCATAACAGAATTCCGTTTTGCTTTACTTTCTACAAAGAGGTGACTAACTACTGTATCCAGTTGTTAGAAAGCCCTAAGTCAGAACATACCAAGATTACTACACCACGTATATCTACGGGTATAATAGACCGGTGGCCGACAGCTTTTCAGAAGTCGAGGCCGTTGTTCTTCAATGCTAGGGATAAGACAGAAATAGGTTACGTATGTGACCAAATCCTCAGATCCCTTCTTAATGTCCACCGTTTATGTGAAGACTTCAGTGATATTTCACTGGAATCTATCACCACTGTCCGTAAGCCCATAGACCCTGAATTTCTCAGAAGTTTTGAAGCTTTTGTTATCAAGAAATTTCGAGATAACAAGATAGAGACAAACCTTGAGTGGAATACCACTCTTAGTTTGAATCTGTCGAAGAACGGACCTAACGGCGTTGTAAACAATAAATCAGCTGATTTAGAAGCTTTTAAACTTCTAAAAACCAAAAGATTTGGACTACCATTCGAAAAATTATGCAAGTTAACATCCAACCAGCCAATGTACGAATACGTACAGAGGAGGGCCGAAACGCAGGAGTTAATATTTAAAGAGCTTTACGGGTCCTTTTCGGATAAAGCAAAGGGTAAGATTTCGTATAACGAGTTCTTAAATGAACAGTTAACAAAGATCTACCTTAGGAAACTAACTAGTGTACCGGATACGGGACACAAGTCAAGAACTATTGCAATATCTGATTATTGGACTCAAACAATTCTTAGACCTGTAGAAAGAGATCTCGTTTCTACAACTATGAAATTGTACCCTAATTCATGCGATTACTTTTCACATTCTAAAGGATTCAATAGAATGTTTAAAAGACTGAAAATCAGTGACCATTCTTACGATTGTAAGGATTGGACGGACTGTTTTCGCATCGAACTACAAGAGATTGTATTTAGAAATAAATACTCTCCCGAAGTAGCCGAAAATTGGATGAATTTGGCTGTTAAGTGCCCATGGAATGTGAAGAATTCGACACAAACCGTAAGGTACGCGGCAGGACAGGGAATGGGAACACGCGGATCTTTTCAGATTGCGCAGTTAACTTCTTGTCTGTTAATGGATTACATATATGTAACCTATTATAATGAACCTGCTAACAGTCTTCTGTGGGGCGAAGTTGGGGATGACATGGTCTGCCATGACCCCAAAGGTAAAATCCTGGAAGTCTATAAACTTCTAGATATACCTATCAATTTAGCGAAAAGTAAACAGGCTACAAGTGAAAACTTGTGCATGGAGTATGTTTCGCGAAATGTCAACTTCGGTAGCGACGTCTCTCGTATTTCTGCGAGAAACTGTGCGGCTCTAGGGGAAAACTTGCTAGATCTAGCAAGTCTCGTCCTACATATTTCCGAAAGAACAGATGTGTTCGATTGGGAAATATTATTTAATAAACTCTTACGTCTGGAGACAACTCAGGGCAGGCCTAGATGGAAATTTCCATCTTGGTCTATACTGTTTAGAACTCTCGTCGTTAACAATATAATCTACCCAGATGAGTTGTTAGGTTCCATAATCATCCCGCTAGAAAGAGCACTCAGGGGGAGGGGGTTCCTTCCTTCGGAGATTGATCTTTTCGGTAGAATCAAAGTAAGTGAAGAAATTTCGACACTACTAAGATTAGCTGTACTTGAAAATATCTGTGATAAGATAAGTAAAGCTGGAAAAGAACTCAATGACGCTCATATAAAGAGTGAGGG